GGGATTGATCGTGCAGAGAGAGACGAAAGCAAGATATCCGTTAAAGGTTCTCCATTCAAACTCAGTACCCAAAATGGTAGAAAAAATCTATCAGGGAGAACGTGGAGGACAGGGAGATCTTCAGCCATTTATTGAGAAGACCTTACATGACAAAGTTCAGGAGCAGGTAAAGAAAATTCTGTAGCAGGAGGAACTTATGACGCCACTAATACTATATGACGACCTTACCGCAGAGGTTGAGAGGATCCTGAGAGATGTAGTTACAAAAAACACTTCAGGAGAAAATGTGGTGGGCGTAAAGGGGTACAAATACCGCCTCCCGCTCATCACAGCAGACGATGAGGATGAGTCCCAGTTCTTCCCGTACTTCATCGTCCGTCTTTCAGAAGGGAAGACCGAGGATGATGACAGCCCGTGGCTGGTCACAGCGGACATTATCCTGGGTGTCTGCGAGAACAACAAAGATGTCCCCGGTCATGAACACATTATGGTCATGATCCAACGGATCACGGACCGCTTTGCAGCGGAGCCGCTCTTAAACCATAAGTTCCGGGCGGAACAGAACATGGAGTGGGCGGTCCAGGATGAAGACACCTACCCATTCTATTTCGGGGGCGTGGAAATTAAATTCAGAGTGCCAAAGATAGGAAGGAGGATACCAGAATATGACTAACGAAAAAGAAGAGACAGCCATACCCAAGGGAGTAAAACCAAAGGCAGAGAAAATCGTAGAAAAGGAACCTGTTATGTATGTTGGTCCCACAGTCAACGGGGTCGGAATACAGAACAGGGTCTATACGGAAATACCAAAAGAAACCCAGGTACTGTTCCAGGGAGTTCCGGAACTTAGGAACCTGTTCATTCCAGTACGGCAGTATCCGTTGGCGTGCCGGATGATCCGGGAGCGCAAAGGATATATCTACAGCGCATTTATGAGAGCGCTGGATTTCAAGAATGGAGGAAAATAACAGATGAAACATGGAGTCTATATCTTAGAAGAGGGAACGGCCCTTACAGCGCCTATTATCGGGAGCTCTTCTATCCAGGTGGTGATCGGTACAGCACCGGTCCATATGATCAAAGATCCGGCGGCGGCAGTGAACGTCCCAATCCTGGCAAATTCAGCAGCAGAAGCAATGGCAGCATTGGGGTATGTAGATGATTTTGCAAATTTCACGCTTTGTCAGACAATGTATGCGACCAACAATCTCTTCCAGGTATCACCAGTTGTCTACATTAATGTCCTGGATCCTGCGAAGCATAACAAAGCAATGACAACAGGAAGTGTGGAAGTAGAGCTTCTTCAGGCGAGGATCACGGAAAAAGGCGTTATCCCATCTATGCTGACCTTGCAGAATGGGGATCAGACACTCGCTGCAGGAACGGACTACACCACAGAATTCGACACAGACGGATCTCTTCTGATCAACCTGATCAACGGCGGAAAAGGACAGGGTGCTCAAACACTGACTGTTTCCGGAAAGGTTGTAGATCCGAGTGCAGTTACGAAG